TTCATGAAGGTGCTGGAGGAAACCGTGCGTGCGCGCATGATTGCAACGCCGGGCTGCATCACCTCATCCAAACTCGTGGAGAAGAAAGTTGCCCGTGTGTGGCGCCCCGGTGCTCAAGCCGCTTTGGTCGCCGCATTCGGTGAAAAAGCGTTCGAACCAAAAGAGGTCAAGAGCCCGGCGCAAATCGAAAAACTCTCTTCACGCGGCAAGGAAATGGCCCTAGAATGGGGATATAAACCGGAGAGTGCCGGTCTTACGATTGCACCGCTTTCCGATCCTCGGCCGGAAGCAAAGCCAAAGACAAATGCGTCTGTTTTCGAAAGCCATGCGCAGACGAACGAGCAGATGGGATTTTGATCAGTCTCCCTCCAGTGCCGCGCCCCGCGCTGGCAGGGACTTTTCATCGAGATGGGGCAAAAGGAAGTATCATGGCTGAAACTTATCGCTACACACTTATCAAGCCTGCACGGTTGCTTTACTCGTCGATCACGCAGAAGAGCGCGCCGCGTAACGTCGCCAACGCCCAACCGAAATTCTCCGGCACGTTCGGCTGTGAGAAGGAAGATTTTGACGCTATTGTTGAAATCATGGTGCGGGCAATCAAGGCAGAGCTTGGTTCGTTCACCAGTCCCGCCGATTATTTTCTCGCGTGCATGAGTGGTACGACCGCAGCCAAGCGCACGCTCGAAAAAGCCGAATTCGACTGCACCAATCCGCAGTTGTCCGAAGACGACAAATTCAAGCTGCGTGAAAAGGCTTCGAAGCGTGCAGAGCTGTACAAGCCCTACGCCGGTATCATCACTGCGTCATCGCAATATAATGTCGAGTTGGCACGTCTGGAGCCCAAAGCGGGTGGTTCGGCAGTTGTCGATATCCCGAACGAAGAGCACGCCCGCGCACAGGCAGGGAAAGACTTGTTTTATCCCGGCGCCTATGTCGTCCCGGCCCTGGCTTTGAAAGCCTTCCGCCGCAAGACTCTCGATGCGAAGGACGGTGTTACAGCATACCTGCAAAACTGCCTCTATGTGCGCAAGGGTGAGCGCATCGCGGGTGCAGGTGGACCGGCCAACAATGAAGTGTTTGGATCCTATGCCGGATATTCCGACTTCGATCCGACCGCCAATGCTCCGAGCAATGCCGATCTGGCAGGCGAGGAACCGGCTTTCTAATCTCGCACATTGGGGTGCGGGATCGTCACGGCCGGGTGCAATGCCCCCGCGCTCGGTCGTGACGTTTTCATGGGAGAATTGTCATGGGTGATGATAATGAGATGCCTCGGCACGCTTATGTGTTCGGCGCACCCGATACTTGCAAAAATTGCGGAGAGCGTGCTTTCCATGAAAATCACATCTTCTATCGGGAAGTGAATTCTCTATGGATCGAAGATGTGCTCGCCATTTCCTGCATCGAATTTTATATAGTGAAGCGTACCCCGAAAGGTGCTTGGATTGAACCTATATGGGTCGCAGAGTATGGTTTTGATAGTTTAGAACACCGCAAGAGACATTGGAAATTCATTTTGGAGGATGCGGGCGTTCGACACGCTCACCCGACGCGAGAGCTTGCGCGCACAAGTTTTATTGCACGTAAAAAGCGTGAAATTCAACGAACCGCTGCACAACATGATCGCGCTGTGCGCTATCTCGCCTTAGCGGAAACCGGAAAGTTTGGATCGCGCACAGAAGCTCTACATGAGCTTCATACGGGCGAAAATCTTTTACCTGAATTCCCACTACTTCCGGAGCTTTCGTAATGCGCTGGAAAGCGATATGGTGCCTTCTGTGGCACAAGCATCTGATTTATTCAGGTAAATCCTCTTCAATGAAATGCCGGAAATGCGGCATGTATTATCGGGATGGTGTGTAATGGAAATTCAAGTAGGTCAGCCGCAGGCAGACGGACGATATGTAATTTTCGTCCAGTGTGCAAGCCATCAAGTGCGCGAATGGTGCGAGCCTAAAATCGCGACATGGCATAACGGCCGCTGGCATACCGCAGAAGTAATTTTTGGATGGATCGGTCCTATCCCGCTCGCCAAGTGTGGTGAGCTTCTGGATCAAGCAACGCGGGAGTATGATTTATGAGTTACGGAACAAACGGATTGAGTTTTCGCACACTGCGCGAAGCAAACAAGCAACGTCTTCCCCTTTTCCGGGATGCGAACGGTGAAATTTGCCATAAGGAACCGGATGGCTCCGACTGGTCGCCCGCCGAATGGTTGCAGGCAGTCGTCGGTGAGCTTGGGGAATTGGCGAACATCCTCAAGAAAGTGCGGCGCGGCGATTACCCGATTGAAAAAGCATTGCCGGAAATCCGCAAGGAATTTGCGGACGTAGCGATCTATCTGGACCTGTTTGCCCTGCAATATGGTTTCGATCTAGGTGAGGCGATCCGGCAGAAATTTAACGAGGTGAGCCATCGCGTCGGTGCGGACGTTTTTATTGGTGCGGATGACGACTGGCATAAATTTGATCACGAAGGGCCGTTCCGTTGCAAGCATTGCGGCCGGGAACAGAGCGACGCGAAACTCGCAGGATCGACGCATTGCATCCCGCCATTCGCTTCTCAATACCACACCTTCGTTGCGGTGGACCGTTAATTATGAGATACGTGGTCGCAGATTTCGAGACAGCAAGCCGTGCCGATCTACAGAAGATCGGGGCATGGAAATATGCTGCCGATATGACCACGTTTCCGCTGTGCCTGTCCCTCAAAGTCGTGGTGGATAATAAGCCCAATCCCACACGGGTATTGACCGAAAAACAGATGCACGCCCGCGATCCGGAATTGATGGAGTTGGCAAACGATCCAGAGACAATTTTCGTCGCCCACAACGCTGGCTTTGAGCAAGCAATGTGGAAATTTCACATGATCCCTATGGGTTATGCGGAATTGCCGCCAGAGCGATGGCACGACACAATGGCGGTTGCAGGGATGAAAGGCTTGCCCCTCGGTCTCGATGCTGTTGTGACCGCCCTGGAGCTGCCGGTAAAGAAGAATATGGACGGGCACCGGCACATGCTGACGATGTGCAAGCCGGATCGTTATGGCGGCTGGTCACAGCACAATGACTACAACCTTCCGATCCTCTATGATTACTGCGGCGACGATGCAAACGCCCAATACGGTGTCTATGTCGCTACCAAGGGTCTTGGTCCGGCCGAGCGCCACACATGGATACTCGATCAGCGTATAAATCAGCGAGGTATCAAGATCGACGTAGAATTCGTTGATGCCTGCATGGATGTGCTCGATCAGGTACGCATTCCCATGACAGAGCGTTTTAGGGAATTGACCGGCCTCAAACCGACGCAACGGGAAAAGGTACTGAATTGGGTCAATGAGCAAGGCGTGCCACTCGCGGATATGCGCAAAGCCACACTCGATGCGATTTTGGATCCTGACGATGAATTTGACATAGGAGATTTGGATGTTGCGCTCCCTTATCACGTACATGAAGTCCTTACGCTCCGGCGCTCCCTTGCATCCTCCAGTGTCTCCAAGCTCCAGCGAATGCTTGCCTGTGCAGGCTCGGATGGCCGCGTTCGCTATACAACGCAGTATCATGGCGCGAGAACTGGACGCGATGCGGGACGCCTTATCCAGATACAAAACTACCCTCGCGGCGAAATCGGAGACCGGCAAGGGCTCACGGCCGAAATATTGGCAGATGCGATCCTTACGCGGGATATCGAGTACATCCAAGAAATTTGGGGGCCGGACATATTCTCTGCCGTTATTTCGTCCCTACGTTCCTGCATTGTGCCGGAGAAGGGCAAGGTAATCGTCTCCGGAGACTATGCAGCCGTTGAGGCGCGCAACCTTCTCTCGATGGCCGGGCAACATGATCGCGTCGAACAAATGCACGCTGGCCTCGACGTATATTCCGAAACAGCCTCCATGATTTTTCGTCGGCCGATCAATCGCAAATTACCAGGTGATCACAAGGAAGGGCAAATTGGCAAGAATACCTTTCTCGGTTCCGGCTACGGTCTCGGTCCTATAGGTTTCCGCGCACGTTTTGCACCCAAGGAAAGCATAGACCTTGCCAAACTCGCTATCGACACATACCGGAAAGAGGTTGCGCCGATGGTGCCGAAATTCTGGTACGGGCTTTGGGAAGCCAGCGTGCAGGCTGTTTGGTGTACGCACTCGAAAACCTATTCCTATGTCGGCATCGAATTACGTAAGGAAGAGAATGATTTTCTCACGATGCGCCTGCCAAACGGCAAAAAGATTTACTATCATCGCCCTCGCAAAACCACGACATATGATCCCCAAGGAAATGAGCGTCCTTCGTGGACCTTTATGTCTTATCAAGGGAAAAAATTCCGGCGTCATCTTGCATGGCACGGCATGGTTACGGCCGACTGCATTCAGGGGTCGGCACGTGAATTGGTGATGGGTGCAATGAAGCGTGCCGAAGCGGCCGGGCTCAATACCATTTTCAAGGTTCACGATGAATTGGTGTTCGAGGAAGATGATCGACCGGACATTGTGGAGATCGTGCGGCAGATTATGGAAGATGTGGAGCCGTGGGCACTGGAGCGCCGCTTCCGTGTCAAGGCAGAGGTCGAGAGCATGGCTCGATATAGGAAGTAAAACAAATGCGCTTTCTCCCTGAAATTCCATATCCTGTAGGATCTAAAGAGCGTAAGAAAGCGCTTAGTCAAAGACATTATCAGCAAAATAGAGAAAAAATGGTAGCTCGCCAAAAGCAATACCGAATTGAAAACCCGGAACTTTGGAAACAGAAAAGTCGAAAGCACCATAATTCGATTAGTGGAAGATCAAAATCATTATTCAATGCGGCTTTGCGTCGGGCTGAAAAGAGAAATTACGAAATAGATATTGATCTTGAATGGGTGATGTCTCGGTTGGAAAAGGGCTATTGTGAAATTACCGGAATTCCTTTTGTGTTTGAAACCCGATTTAATGGTCATAGAAATCCATATTCCCCTAGTTTAGATCGAAAAGACAATTCCAAAGGATATACAAAAGAAAATTGCCGAATCATTCTTTGGGCATTGAATATGGGTTTTGCTGATTGGGGTCAGGAAATTTATTTACATATTGCTCGAAGATTAGTGGAGTATGACTTATAATGGCTGCACGTCCCGGCAAACTTCATCACTTATATCGACCGGCGCTCGAACGCTTTGCCGAGAAGTGTGCATTCGACCCTTATACCGGCTGTGTGATGTGGATCGGCGGTACGACGCATGGACACGGCAACAATGCACCCTATGGGAGCTTTTGGGATGCAGGCAAGCGTTGGTTCGCCCACCGATGGGCTGCACACCATATTCATGGGCTTGATATCGACGGCCTGCCGGTCGGACATAATTGCCCTCATGGACCTACAACGCTCTGTGTGCAGCATCTCGCCGGTATGACGCGCGAAGAAAACCAAGAGATGATAAAGACCAATCTCGGTCGATGTGTGCAGGACATTACAACGAAGCGATATTGGATTTACATTGCAGTCGGTTTGGAGGAATATCGTGAGGTGGAGCGCGACATTCCAGACTTCCCATTTTATGAACCACCAAGCTGGCTTTTACCATTTCTAAAGAGGGAGACGGACCATGTTGAATGCCCTTTTTAATTATCTAGCCCATGTATGGGGATCAGGACACTTCTACCATATTATTTATGATAACAAGCGCCACACTGTTCAAAAATGCGAAGGGTGTGGACATATATTGGTGAAGAAAAAATGATCGTCGCTGGAATCGATCCCGGCAAGACCGGCGCGCTCTCGATCCTGTATCCGGACGGAGTAGCATTACTGTTCGACGTGCCAATAATCAAGGTCAAGGATAAGGCCAAGCCCGCGTGGATCGATTGGGAAGTCACGTGGCGGAATGCGCTTGCCTTGAACACTCCTGATATGATTGTGATCGAAGATATCGCCGCCCGGCCGGGTCAAGGTGTCACTTCCATGTTCACTTTCGGCCGAACGCTCGGTTTTGTTCATGCTATCGCGGCGAGCGCCAAAGTACCGATCCATTTCACAACACCGGCACAGTGGAAAGGAAAGCTCGGTCTTTTGAATTCGAGTAAGGGTGCGAGCCGTGAAAAGGTCCGCACCCTATTTCCGAGAATTGCCCACGCCGTAGAGCGGGTCAAGGATGATGGTCGAGCCGAAGCAACCTTAATTGCATATTTCGGTCGGAAATATTTAGCCTAGTCCGACGCGCTGACGCCATTCATCGACCAAAGATTTTTCCGTCATCGTACGTAGCTTATCGGGAATCGCAGTATTGAGTACATTCCCGGCTGGTGCAGCTTTGGAAAATTGCCCATTGATGGCAAAGCGTTGAGCTTCATTACCAAAGATGGCATATTTTCCCTGTACCACAATTTTTGCCATCTTGTCGGTGTAGCTGTAAACGTCATTGTCATTCACAGACCCGTCACCACATACTGCGATTGCATTGAAGGCGGTGCCAATCAGAAGATTGCCGGAAACCTTAAGGCCAGCGGGCGCTTTCCAGCCGGGCTTTTGTGTCTGCGTATAAGAGCGAATGAATACGCCCTGCATAGGATTGCCGTTACCGCGATGAATGCAATTATTGGTGATCGTGCAGCCCTGTGCCGGATGCGGCAAACCTTTATCTGCCCACACTTGGATCGCGTCCGGATGATCGCCGGTTGCATTTTGATGATTGGTGAATTCGTTGCTATCGATTGTGTAAAGCTCGGAATTGACCAAATGCATATCGTCACGGTTGCTGTGGAATACATTACCCTTGACGGTGAGATGGGTCGTCAAAATCGCGACCAATCCAACTTGTGATCGGCTAAGGTCCGATCCCTCAACCGTAATGTGTGACGACTGCCGCACGGTCAATGCTTTCGACCTTAATTGAGGGACAGGTGTAGTCGTGTCGTCACCGAGCACATTGACATCACGTAAGACGATATGTGCGCTATTAAGGATGGTTGCCGCGACAAGTGTACCGTTTGTCAATACAGTCGGATTGTTCGGATCACCATTATAATTGCTGATCGTCCATTTTTTGTAAGTTTTGCCACCAAGATCATTGAGGCCGGGTTTCAGTACAGGGAAGGGCATTGGTATTCTCCTTTAATTGTCGCAGTATCCGGCAGGCAGCTTATAACCTAAATCAACCGCCCATTTACAGACACGTGCGACCTTATCATGATGGTTGCGACCCCATAGCAGGACGGAATTCCACCAGACTTTTTCGGCCGCAGCTCCAGCCTCTCCAGGAGACAGAGCCTCGATAGGATATTCCGGCTCTTTATCCGGCTGGAGGTCTGCCGCAGGCGGGAATGTGCGAAGTGTCTCTACCCTGCTGCCGCAGGATGATACAGCCACGCAAAGCGCGCTGGCGATCAGGATCTTGTGTAGCTTCGAGTGCATCGTTTAACTCCCGCTTCTGTTGTTCCGTTTTCACTGCATCCTTAACCCGCTGATCGGCCGCATTTTCATTCGCTTTTCCGAGATCGCGCTGCGTCTGAATTTCACGTTTCTGCTGCGCTACCACTTCTTTTGACTTCCCGGCCGATTGGCCTTTGCAATAAGCCAGGGACAAAAGCGTACCGAAAAGTGCCGCTGCGGCGAGCACAATCCACCACTTTTTGAGAAATGCGGAAATCGCTGCTGCCTCGATGATCATTCTGCGTTGTCCTCTACGTACTGCATGGCCCGCTCTGCACCTTCGCCGGTCGCCTCGATTTCATTATCTCCAGCTTTGAGCTTGAACGTGCGTCGGCCGAGGATCGCAGACAATCCGATAAAGTTGAGACCAATCAAAAGTGATATGGATAGGCCGAGCCAAAATATCAGCCAGTTACCTTTATCGATATGTACACCCCAAAGCGCATATGCAAGGCACGCAGTCAAAGGGATATTGCCGAGCGCAAGAATAAGGAGCGCACAGAATTGTCTCCAATCTCGTGCGCTCCAGATGCTCACTCAATATTCCCCGATGCTTGACCTTCTGCCTTAATGGCAAAGAGCTTGGCGGCGCATTCCGCTTTGGTGATACGCCCATCATGGTTGGAATCGAGGCCGGAATTTTGCCGGAAAGTCGTCGGCATTTTCCCCTGATCCCATAAAACATATTCGAGCGGTTGACCAACCGCTTTCGGCCACAAGATTGCCATGTACAGGTCGGAGAGGTCGTGCAGGCGCCCTTTGTACGGCTGGAAATACTTCTCAACCCAATCGAGCTGCTGCACCGCCGTCATGCGAGAAAGCTCCGCAATCGACGTACCAAGAGACTGTGCGGTTGTCGGCATGAATTGGATCAAGCCGGTTGCTCCACTGCCTGCCATATTTTTCTTGCCAGGATCGAAGCTGCGGCCACTTTCCCACGCCATGCAGGCCATGAGGTCCGAGGGATCACATCCAAGCCGACCGGCAATATATCG